AGAAGTTATTGAAGAATGCGCTGCCTTTCCTCACGGAGCCAATGACGACTATGTAGATAGCACCACACAAGCCGTGTTAAGATATCGACAAGGAAACTTCATAGAAATGCTAAGTGACTATGAGGAGGAAAGTTATAACATTCCAAAGGAGTACAAATATTATGGATAAAGATAAAATTAGAAAAATATATGAATTCGCACAAAAAAATAAAGGTGAAGACAGAGTAACAAAAGCTGATCTTGAAGACGCTAAGAAAGCTCTTGGCTTCAAAGATAAGGTGCCTGAAATAAAAGATTACATGTCAAAAGGTGGTAATGCTGTCAAACCTGTCAAAGCAGTGTTAGGTGTTCTTGCACTAGGAGCACTTGGAGCAAAAGCATTTAGTAAAGCAAAAAAGAAAACAGCTATAGCTACACCGAACAATACAGAATATGTAAGTAATAAAAAAAATATGGTTACTGATCTATATCAAAAAGCAACTAAACAAAAAACTGCAAAGATGAATATGGGTGGTGAAGTCGAAGTTACTAAAGGTGGAGATTACATTAAAGATTTAATTGACTAATGGCTGGACTTGCAGATTTACAGAAAACAGAGATCATAGAGGATGAACCTACATCTAATGTTCCAAGACAAAACTCAGATCTTGAACCTTATGATCCATCAGCTGCTAGAGGTTTAGCTGGTATCGCTGTCGCTGGTGCGGGAGCCTTTGCACTTAGAAACCCTATCGGTAGAGTCATACAAAGAATTACAAGCCTTAAAGTTCCTAAGCCTCCATCAACACGACCCACGCAACCAGTCAGTGAGGTTGATGAAGTATTAAATATTGCACCTACAAAAATAGACAGAGGGAGAGCAATGACAGTTGCTCAAAATAATCCTCAAGAGGAATTAAGACAAATAGCAATTGCAAGATCTAATGAATTAAAAAAGATTGCTTACAACGCGCCATTATCAAGAGGTGGTAAAACAAATAGAATAGGTTCATCTCTTTGGGATTACATTGCAAGACACCCTATTGCAGGTGCGAGAAAACCAGAAGAATGGATTAAAGATTTTAAATCTACAGGCCCCGCCTCTTTTAAAACAGGTAACCCAGATTTTAAAAATATTTCACAAGCTGTAAAGAAAGAAGAGTTATGGGACTCAAATATAGCTCAGTTTAATAAGAATGGAGATTTAGTAGGCGGGTTTTTAAAAGTTGCAAAAGATAAAAAGATACCATTAACTAAAATGGATTTATTATATATTGTTGAAAAGTCTCCTGTGAATAATCTTGTTATGAGAAAATATAGATTTGATACTAAATTAGTCGATGAAGCTGAAGAGATCGGTAAGGATATGAAAAATACTTTAGATGATATTGAAACGAAAACAATTGCTAAAGTACCTGCAGGAAGTGATGAAGCTGCCCGTGCAGAAAGTTTAGTTCAAGATGTAAAACTTTTAAAAGAGAACGTTGGAAAATCTACCTCAAGAATGTATAAGTCATTTAGAAGTGGTGACAATGAATATACAGACTACAGTAGTTCACCCTTTGGTAATGATATTGGAAACTTTGAATCAATTGTACAAAGAGCTAGAGGTTTGAATGTTGCAATAGACAATAATGATGTTACTAGAATTTTAGAGGTTGCGAAACGAAAAGATACGGATATCTTTAGAAGAATACAACTGCAAGAAACTCAAAAGATGACACCAAAGTATGGTAACTATTCTGAATATAGAATTAAAGGTGGGGATGAATATTTTGAAAATTTGGTTTATTATCCAAAAGCTTTACCGATGGGACAGAAAATAGGTTCAGAATATAACAAACATTACTCTGGAATTCCAAATCAAATTTACCATGTAAGAGGTAGTGTAAGATCAGGTGGTGATATGCCAAATCAAAAAATTATGATGATTGATGAAATACAATCTGATTATGCACAAGCATTAAGAAATATAAATCCATCTAGAGATAAAGTTGTAAACGCTTTCGGATCAGAAGTAGAATTTTTTTCTTCTAACAGAAAGCTAGAAAAGTTGGTTGATGAAATGAAAAACATATCTAAAAAAGGAATTAGAGCTACTCCTAGTGAGCAAAAAAAGTTTTCAGAACTTAATAAACAGTTTAAAGAACTAAAAAATAATTCTCTTAACTTATCTAATATAACGAACAGAGAAGCATCAGATGGTATTCCATTTCTACCTTTGTATGGAAAAGAAAATTGGGGTGGCCACGCTTTAAAAAACACAATCAAGGATGCAGTTGATAGAGGTAATGTTCAGTGGGTTGGGGTTAGTCCTGTTGAACATTTGCACCATGTAAAAAGAGAAAAGTTTCTTGGAGACATTGAATTTTATGGAAACAGGTTTGGTAAAGCAGGGTTCCCAAATTACAAAGTAACATCAAAAGTTAAGAATCAAACAATTTTAACAGATGCTAAAAAGAAAGCTACATTACCTTCTGAGATGGAGAAACTTGCAAGACAATATAATTCTGAAGTAAAAACTGTACCTGTAGCAAAATCTGATCCAAGTAAACCATTTAAAGTTGTAATTGAAGTTCCAAACAAAACTAAGAGCTACAAGATAAACAAAGATCAAGCTGGAACTCAGCATATTGCTGCCTTCAAAACTGAGGCAGAGGCAGTAGTATATGCACAAAGAAATAGTGGTGCTGTAATGAAAATAGATGATGGAGATCCTAGATTATACTATGATGTTTTCGCTATTAAGATATCTCCAGATATGGTCAACAAACCTTTCAAAGCATACCAGACTGGTGGTCTAGTCGTAAATATATTTGCATGATAAGATAATCCTGTTATAACAATAGGAGATAATTATCATGGCAAGTAAAAAACTTAAAAAAGCCCTTATGGCTGGAGTTGTAGGTGCTCTTGGAGCAAAAGCTCTAGGTCAAGCTGGAGAGATGAAAGAATTCTTGAAGACTGAGGGTGGCGACAAAGCAAAAGTAAACTACATTACAAGAAAAGCAAAACCTTCTGGCTTTAAAGAAAAAGTCAAAAAAGCTATAGGCACATATATGAAAAAAGGTCTAAACACAGGTCCAGGTATTAATGCAACATCTAAAAAAGGTGGAACATTAGCTGGAGATTATGGCAACGCTTTTGGAGATGGTATTTCAGGCGGAGCTAAAGCAGGTAAAATGATAAAAGCTAGAGGTGGAAAACTTGTAAGTTTAAAACCAACTAAACTATATTAATTTATGGCTGAAGTAGTTAAAGAAAATGAACTTCCTGAAGAGGTTGAGACAGAAGAAGTTGATGTAGAAGTCGAGGGTGAGGAAGAACTTCCTGAAGAGGAACAACCCGAAGAAGACTTTAATAGAAACTTAGCTGAGGAGATGGATGACAGAGTATTAGGTCGTATGTCGTCTCAACTTATTCAGGATTATAAAAAAGATAAAATTTCAAGAAGTGATTGGGAGCAGGCTTACACACAAGGTCTAGACCTACTTGGTTTTAAGTATGTACAAAATACTAGACCCTTTCAAGGTGCAAGTGGGGTTACTCATCCATTGTTATCAGAAGCTGTAACTCAGTTTCAAGCACAAGCATACAAAGAATTATTACCAAGTGATGGTCCTGTGAGAACAGCGATTATTGGTTCATCAACAAAAGAAGTAGAAGATCAAGCAACTAGAGTTAAGGATTTCATGAACTATATGTTAATGGAACAAATGGAAGAGTATACACCAGACACAGATCAATTATTATTTTATTTACCACTTGCAGGATCTGCATTTAAAAAAATTTACTTTGACGAAATAAAACAAAGAGCGGTTGCAAAATTTGTACCTGCTGAAGATTTAATTGTTCCATACTATGCAACAGATTTAAAAGATTGTGAAAGAATTACACACATTGTTAAGATGTCAGAAAATGATGTTCTTAAACAACAGAAAGCTGGATTCTATAGAGATGTAGAATTAATGGCTAAGCAACCAGAAAAAAGTCCAATACAAGATAAGTTAAATGAACTTGAAGGTGTAAAACCTGCTGGAGAAAAAGAATACCAATATAATATTTTAGAAATGCATGTTGATTGCAATTTAGAAGAGTTTGAAGTAGAGAGCCCTGAGAAAAAAGTTAAACTTCCTTACATTGTAACAATTGATGAAGGTTCAGGACAAATCTTATCAGTATATAGAAACTATAATCAAGATGATGATATCTCTACTAGAAAAGAATATTTTGTTCATTATAAGTTTTTACCTGGTTTAGGGTTCTATGGCTTTGGTTTAATACATATGATTGGTGGATTATCGAGATCTGCAACGCAAGCACTAAGACAATTGCTTGATGCAGGTACACTTGCGAACTTACCTGCAGGATTTAAATCTAGAGGTATAAGGATTCGTGATGATGACCAACCTTTTCAACCTGGAGAGTTTAGAGATGTTGATGCACCCGGTGGAAATATTAAAGATCAGTTTCAAATTTTACCTTTTAAAGAGCCAAGTGCAACTTTATTTCAACTTTTAGGGTTTGTTGTACAAGCAGGACAGCGTTTTGCAGCTATTGCAGACATGCAAATGGGTGAAGATAACCAAAATAGAGCTGTTGGAACTACAATTGCTCTTTTAGAACGTGGTTCGAGAGTCATGAGTGCTATTCATAAGCGTTGTTACTACGCAATGAGACAAGAATTTAGACTTTTAGCAAAAGTTTTTTCAGATTATCTGCCTCCTGTGTATCCATATGCAGTTACAAACGCAGATAGATTTGTAAAACTTTCTGATTTTGATGAAAGAGTCGATGTAATTCCTGTTGCAGACCCAAATATCATGAGTATGGCGCAAAGAGTTACATTAGCAAACGAAAATTTAAAAATTGCTATGTCAAATCCACAAATGCACAATTTAAGAGAGGCATATAGAAGAGTTTATGAAGCTTTAGGCACAAAACACATCGATGCATTGTTAAAACCTGAGCAAATGCCAAAACCAGAGGATCCAGCGACTGAAAATGCTAAAGCTTTACAAATGCAAATGTTAAAAGCGTTTCCTG